TTTTTCTGTAGTAGCTGGTCAGCTGATTTAGCAATAAGTCTAGATAGTTCAACTTCCACATCTTCAGGTAATGGTTCGCCTGGCGGTGGTAGAGGAGCTCCAAGCTCTTCTTCAATTTTGTTTCTATAAGCAAAGGCGATATGTTCTGCAATGTGTGCTTCCATAGCTGCAAACACCTTATTAGCATTTGGACTTTGTCCTATAAGTTCTCTTATTTTAGGGTCGTTAATAAATGCTAAATGAGCTTTGATATGTGCTTCGTGGTCTTGATAAATAAATGCTTTCACAGGTTTACCATTAATAATATTCATGTTCTCTGTAACAGGGTCCATAGGTTTCATATTATCTTTCTGCGGTATTAGTTTTTCTGCATTCTTAACACCTAACACATCTAACATCTGACGGTTAAGTTCTATCATGTCATAGATATCTGGGTTCTGTTGTGCTAACTGCATAACCGCTTGGTACTGAACTACTTTTTGTGACATGGTTGCAGCATTAGGGTCACTGACAGGTATAACTTCTACCTTATCGTAATCACTTTGTTTAGCCATTCTTGAACCTGTTTCAGGTGTATAGGCGTAGTCGGCAGGAGTAAAATCTCTAATAATACCTTTAATTAATCTAAACTCTTGTCGCATAGCATAATGAATACGACTTTGCACCGCAGACATAACTTTTAGTGTTCTTTCTAAGATAGCAAGTGTTGTTCCTACAGGAGCATTAGCTGACATATCAGATACTTTTAAATCAGCTGCACTAGCAAATCTTCTACCCTCATCAATAATTTGATTCATTAGTTGATTAAGAACTTGACTTGGCTCTTTATAAGGGAGTGGTAGTATATTATCTCTGATGCTACCTGATGGCACATCTACATCTCTAAACTCAGCAGGAGATATTGGTGTTTCATCACCTTTGATTCTAAGTCCTCTAGACTTAAACCCGCCTGGTAAATTAGATAGTGTACCTGCATCTACAAGTTGTCTTAATATCATAGTACCTGATTTAGCAAACGCACCTATTAAGTGTATTAAACCAAAGTGGTAAAAACCAAAACCAGGGACATAACCATAGTGCACAAAGTGTTGGCGTTTCTGTTTAGTCTTATCGTCTTGACTATAGTTACGCCTAATAGATAAAACTGTGTTTGTGCTTTTCTCTATAGTTACCACATATGGTAAAGCTATTCCTGTAACTTTCCCATCTTTATCTTTATCTTCATAGCCTTCTAAGTCTAGGTCAACATGCATCTCTAATATTTTAAAACGACTATCAGTAGTTGCACTAAAGCCCATCTTCTCAGCTATCTTTTTCTCAACATCATCTAAATCGTAAGTTGGCTCACCTAAATCTATATCTCTATAAAATCCTCCAACCTGTAACTTACGTAAATCATTCCCTGTCTTACGCATAACATGAGTTACACGTTCTGCTGTTTCTAAATCCGAAGCACCATACGGTACAACGATATCTTCAGCTGGAACATACATAGATACTTGACGTTCTAAACTAGGGTCATAGTAAACTTTCTTAAATGCGTTACCTGCAAGACCTAAACCCCATAACATTCTCTCATGCTCTGGTCTATATTCTGTCATCTTCTCAGTCAGCTGGTAGTTCATGTTTTCTTGGACACGAGCTGCCGCGTCTATACACTCTTCAGTTTCTTTACCGATAATTTGTGTCTTTACTGGACCTGCTGCTGGAAATGTTTCTGTCATAGTTTCTGCTTGAAACTTGACAAGAGTTTCTGTTAGTAGTGGGTGGTAAACATTACATGCTCCTTCCCATGGTTCACTTCTATCTTCTAGTTTTAAACCTAAAAGGTCTAAGCCGTCTACATAAGTGTCTAACCAATCTTTTCTTGAATTTACATCACCTGAGTATTCATCAATTAAATCACTTGCTAATTTTTCTAAATCGTCATCATCAATTTCTTCAGCAAGGTTTTGATTAAACTCATCATCATCCATACGGTCTGGGTCAATATTAATCTCCATACCGTCAACACTGATGTTAACTTCGTCTGGGTCTACAATTTCAATTTCTAAATCAGGCTCGTCTTGAGCCATTTCTTCCATACTTTTTGGAGCTTCGTATAAACCCTTATCAACATCCGCCATAATTTTTTCCTATAGTATACAAATGATTACTAGCACTACTAATGCTACATTTATTATTAGATTGTATTTGGTGTGGATTTTTCTTAACCACTTAAGTTTCTCTCTTATAAATTGGTATAACATAATTATCTCCGTTGTTAAATAACATACAGACGTTTCTGATTGTACCTTCTTAAACTTCGAATGTCATCTTCTTCGTCACTAGGCAACCTAATAAATCCGCCCTGCCTAAATCTCATTAAGGCAAGCGTTGTCGCATCCACTAGGTCATCATTCGCACCTGACGGAAAATCGTTACATTCCTCGATTACCTCATGTGCCCATCTTCTATCTGGTGCCCATACTATACCTGAACTAAATAAATCAGATACAGCGTTCACTCTACTAATTTTATCCTGTCCTTTGCCTGGTGTAAACTCTCCTACTGGTATGCCCATACGCCTAAACTCTTGGTAGAGTGCAGCACCATTTGATTTCTTCTCCACTACAAATGCATCTGGTTCCCATGCTTTGTATTCTTCAAGGCATAACTCTTTAAGTTCTGGAAACTCCAGTCTCTGTTTGATTGCATCTAACAACATAATGTTATAGTTGTTAGTTTCTTCGTTCATAAAGACACCCCATGTAGTCAAAGCATTATAGTCAGCACGGTTGTTGGCTTCTTGAGCAGCATCAAGCGTCATTATAATAAATTCACAGCCAGGAGGATTCTCTCCTTCCCACATGTTCCACCATTCTCTCTTGATAAGTGCCCCTTCTTCTGATACTGGGTTTTGCATGTATTGTGCGTTCCAATATCTTATGTCTAAAGCTGCACGTCTAGCAGTAAGTTCTTTTAATGGCCAGAACTCAGGCCACAATGGTTTCTCCTCGCCATCTTCTTCTAGTATTGCTGGAAACTCTACTACCTCCCAGTCGTCTACTTCATCATTCTTCACCATCTGGTTGACAATCTGCCCTGTTAGGTCAAGTTTTGACCAACGAGTCATTACTACAATGATAGCACCACCTGGCATTAGACGTTGTAGCGGTCCTGATTGGAACCATTCCCATGCTGGTAGAAAAACATCTGGCTTTCCTAACTTAGCGTCTTGCTCCGAGTGAGGGTCGTCAATAATAAATAGGTCGGCACCACGACCAGCCAAGGCACCACCCACACCAATAGCAAAATACTCGCCATTAAAGTTTGTACCCCAACGGGACGCTGACTTAGAGTCTGCTTGTAGCGAGACATCTGGGAATATATCCTTGTACGAGTCCGAACCAACCAGATTTCGAACTCTACGGCCAAAGTTGACAGCCAAATCTGCAGTGTGCGAAGCCATGATGACCTTTTTTGCAGGGTGTTTTCCCAAAAACCACGCAGGAGCGAGATAAGATATAAGCTCACTTTTCCCATGACGAGGTGCAATATTAACAATAACCCGTTTACGCTTTCCTTCAGCAATTTCTTCGAATAATTTAGCAAGTTTTGCATGATGTGCTCCTACTTTGTAGTCTGGATAGACATGTTTAATAAATTCTAGAAAAGTTTTACCGCCAGCTTCTTTAACAAGCTCTGCTTTGTAGTCTTGTAGTAGTTTTAAGTTGCGTTGTCTCTCTGTTTCACTCATCTGAGGGAGTGCTTGTTCTAATAACTCTAAATCTTTAGGACTAATCATCGTCAACCTCAATATCTTCTACTTCAACTACCTCTTTAGTGTGAATAACCTTGCCTTTTAGTTCATTAATGGTGGCTAAAAGTTCTTTTTCTAGCTCATCACCTGACTTAGTTATGTGAGTTACCTCAGTTTTTCTCTTAAATGCGTCAACTCCGTCTATTTCACCCACAGCTTTATACGCTGCAATACGTTCTCTTGATGATTTTGCTAGAGTTGCTTCTTGTAGTAGACCATTTAGTACAGTAAGTTTTATATCTGCCAGGTCTTTAGCTACCATATGGCTAGTTTGTGCCACCATACCAGCAAGATAAGCTATAGTTTCATTAGGGTAAGTACCAAAATCTGGTTTTAACTCAGGGTTTACCATCATTTGTTTAGCGACTTCTTCAGCTTCTTCCATATTATCTTGCGAGGGTTCTATAGTTTCGCCTGCTAAGTCAGATATAAGCTTCACAGTATTAGACCTCATACTAAGTTCTTCTTCGGGAGACATGTCGGGTAAGGCCTCACGGGCATTCTTAGGCAATTCAATATTGTCTTCAATATGAGGTATAATAACTGGATGTTCAGAATTATCTTGCATGTGTCGCTGTTTACACCTATGTACATTAATTGCAGCTTACTTTACTTAATTTGAGTATAATATATAATATAAGTGTTGACAACAAAATACTATGAGGATTTATTATGAGAATGGAACTAAACAAAGAAGGAGTTTTACATCTAGACTTATTTGATGTAGAGACCCAAGAAGAACAAGACCAATTTATATATTACTATTTGGGATTGTCAAGACCTGTCAAAAAGAAATTTGAAAATGCTTACTACAGCTTATATAACAAAAAACTTCTAGCTGAACCAGAGGCACAAGTTATTCACACAGACTTAAATGGCATAACTCAAATTGAAGTACATCCTAGAGATATATTAAAAAACTTAAGGATAATAAAACAGTTAATGTTAGAAGGTGAATTTTCTATAGACAAGCCTGAGCCTGAATCTAAACCTACGCCTCACCTGGTTGTCGTAGAAGATGAAAACGAATAACTCTTTTGAATATAAGAAGCTAAATTATCCCTTATATATTGTCGTGTGGAAAGACCACACTGGAGATGCTGGGTGGAAGACTTTAGAGGATATAACAAAAGAAAAGCATATATTAGCTTATAGTATTGGCTACCTACTACATCAAGATAAAGACTGTGTAAAACTATGTAATACCTATACTTCTGATGGTGGCTTTGGTGGTCTAGATTTAATACTAAAGTCTTGCATTGTTGAAATGTATGTGGTAGAAATGGAGTAAGTAAAGTTTAGGACAAATACAGTCCCCTACGTAACGATAATTTTTGGGTCTTTTTGTTTATATTTTTCAGCCCAAGTCTCGAGTTATTATTTATTGTCGTTACTTTCTTTTCCCCCACGTTTAACGCTGGGGGTTTTTTTGTCTACAGTTTATGAGGCATCAATCCACGATAGTATAATCTTCTATAGTGCCCTTTAATCTTACGGTGCGGATGTGCCGCCATTATCTTTGCGAGTGTGTAATACATACTGCCTCCCTTGTTAATACTTAGGTAAGCTTTTCTCCCATGCTTTATGGCTTCAACCAGTATACCTTGGTTTTTGAAAATTTTGCAGAAAATTTTTTTGTGTTTGCCTTTTTATTTAATAGGGGGGCTACTTTACATATAACGAGGGTAGGTCTTTGGCTTTACATATTTTGCCAATTATTTATGTAAATTACTATGTATATACATATTGTATGCGTTGTGCGTTGCGTGGGACATGGGGGATATGTGGGTATATTAGAGAATGATTATGTTTAATCTAAATTCAAAAAACTTTTAAAATAAAACTTACGCGACCTGTCGCGTACAAAATGCACCATATGAGATACTTGAAATTATATGTAAGGTTAGTATAATATAGGTATAAGTAATTGATTTTACTTATAAAAAACTTACGCGACCTGTCGCGTACAAATATAAACTTTAAAATTGGAGACAATAAAATGAAAGTACAAAACTATGATAGCAAAAAAGATAAAGCACATTTAGAAAATAATTATGTGTCATTAGAAAAAACCAGCGAAGAACAAAATAATATATTGAGTTACTTTGCGAAATTCTTAGTAAGTGAGGGAAAAATTCTAGGTCGTTCGATGTGGAATGATGAGCTCAAAAAAGATTTACTTGAAATAATGTGTAAGTCTACATTATCAAATAGTAAATATATTGATAAGTCTGGGATTTTTTCAATAGGTAAAAATGGAGATATTTCCAGAAAAAAATCAAATAAGCCAAATACTCAAAGTGCCTTTGTAATGGGAGACCAACTGCTTATTAACTCGCTGTTTTATACTGAGGGTAAAATGACAGAAATTAAAAAGACTTGTAACCCTGAGTTATATAAACATGCTCAATTTTTGTCTAAATGGTGGAGTGATAAAAAATCTAATCTTTTGACAACTTTTGAAACTCGTTTAAGAAATTATTTAAAAGACCAAGAACGCGGTAATACTGACAATGTTAATAAAGATAAAAAAGAAAAATTTGAAGACTTAAATCCTTTACAAAGTATTTTTTATCAAATTTTTGGAAAAGATGTTTTAAATCCAAAAAAGAAACATAATAAAAATGCTTTAAATTTAAAGATGTTTAATAATACCAGCGATGGTTATAAGGTAGAAATTTTCGATGAGTGTTTTTATGACGCAATGGAGAAATACGCGGAAAGGACTAACATCGATTTAGTCGAACAAGGTATCTCAAAAGACATGATAGTAAAATATAAAAATTCCTAAACGCGACACCTGTCGCACTTTATCCCCTCAGAATTTCTGAGGGGATTTTTTTTGTCTAAAATTTATGGGAGTTTATCCACGCGACCTGTCGCGTATGTCATCTGGATAACCAGTTCTTAGGAAAGTTCACGCGTATCAATATGTAAACTTTAGTTTTCTTTATGTCTTTTATATTATATGTAAACTTTAGTTTTCTTTATATATTTATTTATTTCATCATGACACCAGTTCTTTGTAACCAGTTCTTAGACTAAAGTTAAAGTTCACGATTTAGTTCTCTTCAGTTCCACTTTCGGTTCACACTTAAGTGTTTGATATTGTTTTAAAGTTCACAAGTTCACACTTTTTTGAAATAGGGGATAGGTTTTGGTTTTTCTGTGGTCTTTCGTCTTGTTTTTGCGGTGTAATTATTCGTTGCAGAAAGGTAATGTCCTATCAAAAAACTGTGAACTTATGAACTACTAAAGAAATAAGTAAAAGAACATAATATATAATATAATAATAACCTAAGTATCTCTTATAATTACAATCACTTAGGTTTACTTTACATAAAACAATAAGTCCAGTTCCAGTTCCATAAGTAAAGTTAACCCCCTTGTGAACTGTGAACTATAAGCTAATCTTAGTTAAATCAATAAGTTACCACACGCGACCTGTCGCGTACAAATAGTTCTCTGTAAGGATAAAAGAAACACTAAGCCTTGTAACCGCTTCCCACTATGTTTTTCTATAAGTAAAGTTTCTACCATAATATGTACAGTAAGCAAACTGAGGCTGAGATGCTAAAGCCTCTTAAGTATTTAGATAGGGACACTAACACACGAAATACAAAATGGCAGGATAACACTTATATATCTATCGCTGTGCGTTATGGACTACAATAAAATAGCTAACCCCTCGTTTTCCCCCGTAGCAAATAGTTTTATATGATAGTGAAATTTAGATAGTGATGTAAACAAACAGGACCAGTCAAGCTCAGGCCGTATCGTTTTGTGTGATAGTGAAATTTAGATAGTAATAGGGAAATAAAAAGTACGCCTAGGAGGCGTTCAGTTCTTCTAATAGTAAAATTTAGATAGTGGCAATAACATAGACTGTCTATGCTATCCATAAATTATGTCCAGAAACTATTTTTAAAATACTCTGTGAGATAGTAGAATAATATGTAAAGTTATGAGATAATGTACATAGTGGTAGAAACATAGAGAGAGTATTCTATTACTACTTAACTAAACGAACGCGACCAGTCGCGTCTAACAACAGGAGTAAAAACTATGAGTAATAAAGGTGATGGAATAAAGATATTAAATAGAGACGCAAGTAAGCATGTTAATAAACTAGAGAGGTTTAGTGGTAGTAACTTATGGTCTGACTATTCGTTGGGTGGCAGTCTGTATATTGTCTATAGCTATAACACACATTATCCCATGTACATCTACGATAAGAGTGTAGATGTGTGGTATGAAAATACTACATGGTGGAGTCAAACTACAGCAAAACAAAAATCACAAGCTAGACCTAGTGTTGAGTGTCAAGGACTAGATAATGAAGATATGAAAAAATATGTAGAATGTGGCTCTATGATGGCTTACATGGAACGCAAAGCAAAGCAAGAAGTTGCATTTCTAACTAACTAAACGAACGCGACCAGTCGCGTCTAATAACAGGAGTAAAAACTATGAGTAAATCAATACGACCAATCTGCTCTGACTGTGGCAATCCATACAGTAAGAAAAGATTACAAGCTGGGTACGATGTTTGTATGGAGTGTGGCGAACATCAAGCACTAAAAGTAAAGCATACAATTGTACCAATGCACAAATCAAATTATGTTGTAGTTAGCGATAAATCATTACTAAGGGAGAGATACAAATGATGACACATGATGATATAAATTATGCTGTGGCACATATGCAAGAGCAAGACACAATAGCAAAGGAAGTATTTACCAGAGCTATTCTTAGAGATAAAAAAACTATGAAAGTGGCACGACTAAACAAAAAGTTTCTACAATTCTATATGGATAACAAGTGTATGTATCGTAGAAAATATGTAAGCAAACTATACAGAGAGGTAATGAATGATGGTGAATAGATTAATAACAATTAACATAAATGGTGTTCATGAAGATGAACGAAAGGAATTAAGAGATTATCTAGAAGATAATTGTTGGAGTTGGAAAGAGGAGGTGAATGATGAATGAATTTATACTATATATAAAACTAACGATACTTGTACTCATACCTTTATTGGTTATG